TGTCTTCATAGTCTATAAAATCACCTGAGAGTAGATTGATTTCTTCAAGTATTTGAGAAGCAAACATATCATCATCTGTTGCTAATGTATGCATCATAAGCTGATTATCGTTTACTGTCTCGAATGTATCTCCATTAATTGTCTTGATAGTAAGAATATTTGTATCAGAGACTTCAACCTTAGTAGAATCATCATTAAGTATGATATGCATACTGGTTTGATTATCCCTAAACTCAATTGAATCTGCTGTTCTTGCAATTACTCTTACTCTGTCTCTTATATGACATTTATCTCGTATAATATTAGTCGGATCTTCAAGATCAAATAGATCAGTATATGGAACACCAGATGGAGATATAGAATCTAAAGGATTAATCTTAACGCAACCATAGACAAATCCTTCCTTCTGGTTTTCATCTATCTGCATACGATACTCATCATCATGTAGAATCTTAACCCAATAGTCTGAATTATCACCTACAGAATCTCCTTTGGCTCCAATATTACCATAGGAACCGCCAAGACGATATACCGTATTAATACCCAGAAGCTGAACTTTCCAAGATTTAAACCAATCTATAATCTTAAAGATATATTGCTGTACGAAATTAGTGCTAACTCCTGGGAAGTATGAGTAAATATACTTATAGTTATCTCCAGCGAGCGCAGCATCTAATGCATAAGAAGCCTCAATAATTACATTAGAGATTTCCTTTCTCATATTCTCTTCATCAAGAGATTTATAATGTAAGAGAAGATTATAAAGAATCTCATCTCTATAGCTTAAGAATTCAGTGTATGTTCTAGCATACTCATTTTCTCCTGTCTTAAAGGCTTCTTTATTGTATTTAGAGATCATTAGTGAATCATATAGCTTTTTATAAATATCATAGACTTTCTTATCACTAGTGTTCTGCATCATATAGACTAACCATTTATAAATACCAGTATTAGTCTTGTATAATCTGTCTAGCTCTTCGAATGATGGAATATCATTAGCAATAAAATCATCTGAGAATGATTTAACAACTCTGAAATTAGATATAGCTATATAATCTCCTATAGCGATTGGGTTTTCATCGAATCCATATTTAATAAATCTAAACGTTGGAGTAGATACATCATTTGCAGTAAATACTTGAGAAATATGAATAGTCTCTCCAGTACGTACTGTATAAAGTCTGGTTACTGTATCCTCTACTGAAGAGTCTGCTTGACAATAAATCTGGATTTGACCATTGAAGTTGCACTCAAAATCAAATGCAATGTAATATTGCTCTCCAGGTATTAATTCTACAGATCCCATATAAGATGATGAATCAAAGTAGAAACCAGATCCGATATTATCCATACCACCATCATCTTCAGCATCATCTCTAGACTGTCCTGGTTTAGTATAATACCAGATATTCTCTCCATTCATTCCTATAGGAGTATCTTCTGTACTGCTAGGATCTTTATAGAACCAGTCATTCTCATCCCAAGTATTGTCATGTAAGGAAGGATTGTACGTATTAGCATCAGCAATATTATCGTCATCATCCATTTCTCTATTAAGAACAACAATAACCTGAGAGGAATCATCATAGGTTTTATCTTTATGAAGACCAATTATGTAAGATGTATCACTATCATACACGTATCTTATTGATGGATTTTCTGTTAATAAATAATTAACCTTATTGAAGTCTAGTTTATAACGATAATAGTCATAGTTGTCTTGTAGAACAAGAATAAATTGAGTATCTCTAGGATCAGCATACTCAATAAATGAATAGAAATTATTCTTAGCCAGCAGATACTGATTAGATTCATAATCATAATAATAGCAGTTATCTGGGCTAACAAGATATGACTCAGGAATGAAATTACCGTCAGGATCTCTTACATATAACTCATCCTTATAGACAATATATTCATTCTCAGAGTAGAAGTCAGATATCTTTTTATAATATACAATAGGATCAGCTGTAGGATCAAAGTATTCAGTCTCTGTATCAGAAATGGTAAATAGTTCTTCTTCTTTATAGACCATTTCATTATAGTAGTAATAATCATTCTGATGAGTTCTGATGTAATAATCTGTATAATCAAACCTTACAAAATGGCCATCACTGTGTCTAATGTAACAGTCAGAATCTTGTAATACTGGATTAGCATAATTCTCAATATCTTTAAGAAGAACATAAGTCTCTTCACCATTTTGAGATACAATAATATAGCAATTCTCAGGATCAAGAATATAACTTCCATCATCCTGTTGAATATAATAGCTACCGTAATTGATTACTTTGTATCCATCTGCTGTATAGGTAAAGTATTTATCATCGGTAAATTCAATGTATTCATTTGTATCATTATTTTTATAATAGAACTTATCAGCTCCAAATATAAATATTCTATCGGAATTCCATACCTTAATATTACCACCAATCAGAAGCTGATAATCATCACCATTCTTGATATAATATTGAGGGTCATCTCTATAGTAAGTATAATCTGTAGATTCAACAGATCTACTATACTTATTATAGATAGCTATATTTTCTGTACCATCTGGAGTCATAGCATATAGAGTATTATTGAATACGTAAATAGTATAGTTTACTCCATCACCATCTATAACTTCAAGATAGTAATATTCACCAAGACGATCTTTAATCTTCTCAGAAGTATCAGCATCTAATGCAAAGATATTCTGAAGAATATAATTATCATCATATAGTTCGTCTATAGTAGCATTATCTGCTCTGCTAAGAAGCTCTTCTGTAGTCGGTACAGCAGAATTTCTTGGAACTAAAGCCATAACGATATCAATGTAGTTTAGATTAAATCCTACATCTTTAGCCATAGCTCTTTTCTCTGCTATATAAACGTGTCTATTGAGCGAGTAGTCATTTACATATATCTTCTCATACAGATCATAACCATAAGCGTACTTTATCAAGTTATTATACTGCAGAGGCAGCATATCACCCTTAAAGATATTCTTCTGGTAATACGAGTTAGCTAATGAGTAGAATTGTCTTAGAGTAATTTCTTTATCCAATCCGGATATAGATGGATCAATAACAAAATCATCCAGAGACATATCATGATTTTCGTCTAACCATTTATCTAACTCATCAATATCACATTCTAGATTGAATGCTTTAATATAATACTTTGGTAGATCAAACTCTTTTCTATAATCATACCCATCTTCAGCAATACGCTCATTGATATCAAAGATATTTACTTTCTCGTAATCTTGTAGAGGCCCGTAACTATCTTCTTGAGTAAATGCTGTTGCATCCTGAAGAACAGTATTAAGATCCTCATTAAAGTTATATCCTTTAACGTATAATATCTGTGTAGGGCTATACATTATCTTATCTTCAAGACCGGTATAGTAATACGTTAAAGCAAATAAGAAAGTAATAACATCCGTAAGTCTAAAAAGATGCCCGGTCTTAATGTAAGGAATACTTACTGTAAGAGCATCTTCTGAATAATAGCTATCATAGAGCATATTATAGAAGTACGATACTTGGAATGCTAAATCTGTAAGATCTGTAGCTGTCTCTATAGAGATATACTTAGTCCTTACAGCATTAAATTCATAATCTAGAATATCTCTTTCTAGATCCTCATGATTTAAACCTCCATCCCATTTCTCATCTTGCAGAGTAATAGTATCGTAAGTAGAAATATATTCTTTATCACCCTTATACTCTGTTAATGATTCCTGGATTGGAACTTTAATAAACCTCAATGATGCAGGAGTAACATCTGCTTTAACCTTAGTAAAGTAGTCTGTATCCTTAAGCTTAATCATTTGGTTAAGCGTTTCATTATAGACATAAAGATCTCTATCATTATTAAGAACTTTACGCTCTACAATAGAACCAGATAGAGCAGACTTAACATGTATAGTTTTATAGAAGTAATCTTCTTGATAGTATCTGTATTCTTTAAGTTTAGAGAATCTTCTTCCTGTACCATCTTGAGTTTCACCACCGGATTCATCTAGCACATATACAAGATTCTCATCATAGTTTATGCTATTATCTTCATCAAATACATATTCTCCAGAATATTCATCTATAGCTCTATCTTTCATCAGATAGTATCCAAACACTTTAACATCTGCGAAACCAAATAAGCTACAGATATCAACCATATTTCTAGTACTTGATTTATACTTGATTAAGATATTAAGATTTTTCAGCATAGCTTGCTGATATTTAATCGGGATCTCGCTATAGTAAGGAATACCATAAGATTCAAATAAATATTTGATGCATCTAGCATCAAATACATCTCTATTTATAATCAAATCAGGTATTCTTGTAAGCATATCCATGATTGTATTTATAATAATGAATATAATCATGAATTTATTATAGTAATCAGATTGGAAATGATAAGCATCAGTATAGACACAACGAATTACATAATCTCTATTTACAGCAAATGTATCTAGAAATTCTTTACGAACAACATCATCGTCTATATCTAATATACCTATCAATTGGAAATTCATAGCTTTACGGCATGTATAAAGATCTAGCTTAGAATCTCCTAAATATTTAATATATCTATATCTAATACTTGAAGTATCTCCGCCACATGCTGCTATATAGTCATCCATTATACCATACTCTTGAAGAATATTTACGTCATAATTGTCAAACTTATAAAGCTCCTGTCTCCAGTGGTATTCTGGGTAAGTTGTAGTCGGGCAAGCTTTGACATAACGAGTACCGAACGTATTAAATGATTTAGTTGTCATATTATACGTTCTTTCAAGAGTATCTACACATGGATTACCTGAAGAATCAAGTGGAGGTAAACCTATAAGCGCTCTATAGTAATTATTTTTCTCTACATGATTTAATGGATACCACTTCTGCATATCCGTATTTATAGCTTTACGTATTGCAGTGGCATCTTCTTTAGGAAGAGTATTGAGATAAGAATCAAGCATCTTCTTATTATTTTCATAAACCTGAAGATTAGAAATCTCAGGTATCTCTATAAGAAGAATACTCTTCAATGTCTCTACAGGAATATATTCTACTAGATCAAAATAATCTAATGAGCCTTCCTTACATCTGGTATAAATATCATCATTAAGATAGATATTATAATTCTTAATATAAAGCTCGGATAATTCTTTAGCAAGCTGAGCTCTCTTAACTCCAGAATTTTCGACGTTATTAGCAAAATATTCCTCTAAGACTTCATCACCAGTCATTAGACCATAGTCTTCAATATCTTGCTCTGGGATGTAATTCTTAAGATGATCAGCATATATAAAGTTTGGAATCAAATAATAGAAATCTAGATAAGATGCAGTTCCAGCTTTAGCATCATCATATACTATTTTAGAATAGTAATATCTCTCATCCTCAATTCCGTCTAAAGCAGTAGCATCATCAGCAAAGTATTTTCTATTCTTCATCATATCATAATGATCGATGAATACTTGGCGCATTGCTAATGATATCTTATCTAACTCAACAATAAACTGCTCGTCGGTTCTTCCAGCAACATAAGAATTTAAATATGCTTTAAGAGTCAGATATAAATCAGCAAGTTTTTCTTCATCCGTTAAATCGGATGAATAATTATTTTTC